ATATCGCTTTTTTCTATCCGGACGCTATACTTTCCCATAGCACTGTCCCCCGCTTGGAGGCATTTTCTTGTCCAATACCGCGCGTCCGAAGTTCCAGACCACTTCTCCCGGATACTTCTCCTCATCTGACCCGGAGAATCCCCGCAAGGAGTACCGTGCGGCCAATGCGCGGCCCAGCGGTCACTCCGGCGGCGCTCCGGCGGTTTCCACCCCCCATCGCGTCTCATCTTCCGTTCGCAAGGGAGAGCGTAAGGCCAAGGCCAGAAAGTCGGGCCGCGCATGATGGACGACGCCCCCGATTCCACTCCTCCCGAGGTCACTATCTCCCCTGTCGACAACGGCCACGTCGTCCACTGGCACCAGCGGGGCAACAAGAAGGGCGAGGGCGGCCGTTCGATCACCCGCGTAGCTTCAACCAGGGAAGACGCGCTGGGCCATGCCGACGAAGCCCTCGGTGGTGGCGGGTCTACCAAGTCTTCAAAAAAGAGATCCACTCGCGATCAAGTTGGGCGCGGCACTGCCGATGATGCGGGGGAACCAGGTTCGTCCTCGGCCCCCGCTGCCCACGCAGCGCACACAGCGCGTCGAGGCAGTTCTCGCCGTCGGCGCCCGCGCGTTGGAGGAAGACGATGAAGCAAGAGCGTTGCACACCCGAGAGTCAAGAGACGCCCGAGCAAGAAGGACGCAGCCACCCCGTTTCCTTTTTGCGCAAGGCCACTCGTGTGGCCGAGAAGAAGTCCGGCAAGCGCACACCACCTCGCGCGGCGGGAAAGCGTGGGTAGCCTATGCCTTGGCAGGCTAAGGATGCGAATAAGCACAATCACGCCGTGAAGTCTCCTGCGCGTAAACGCCAGTGGGCAGCGACCGCCAACACCATCCTGAAGCGAACCGGAGATGACGGCCGCGCTATCAGGGGTGCAAACAGCGCGGTAAAGAAGTTCTCAACCAAGACCAAATCTTCTCGAAGGAGCACCAGATCATGACTACTTACCAGACCCTCCCCCAAACTGTTTTTGCCGACCAGTTCCTTGGCCAGTCTGTCCCAGACAGCACATTTGACAGCTTGCCCCTGCGGGAAGATCCTTCGCGCGGCCAAAACGCGGTGCTGGTCGTAACCGCCGCTGGTGGTCAACCAGCTTTCCCTGGTGACTGGGTTGTGCGGGACGGCAAAGGGAGTTACTCCGTTCTATCCGACGCTGATTTTCAGGCACAATACCAGCCGGAGCCGGTGGAGAATCTAGAGACAGCCCCTGTCTCTCCCGTCCAACCCATCATCAGCCCCGAAACACTAGCCGCCGCTATAGCGCGCGCAGAAACCGCCGAAGCTGCGTTGGCTACCCTTCGGGCTCAGACCGCAGCGGCTGAAGCTGCGTTTGCTTTGGCCGTGCCTGCCGCGCCTGCTGTTCCGGCCACCTCAGCGGCCTCCGTAGCCCCAACCAGTGCCCCGGATGCACCGGCTTCTGAAGGAGTATTCGCATGACAGCACGCTCGATTCAAGTAACTCTCGGAGCTGGTGCAACTCAGATTTCCACCACCTCCGCGCCTTTCAATCAAATGACGATCCAAGACAACGCCGCGGCAGTTTGCCGCGTCGGCGATTCCACGGTCTCAGCCACCAAAGGCATTTCCTTGGTGGCTGCCGGCGCTGCCGGTTCCAGCATTACTATTGGCCCGTTCTCCGGGGTGCAGGGGGATGCGATCCAGTATTGGCTATTCGGCACGACGGCCCAAGTAATCGACGTTTTGCTGACTTAGCTGATCGGGTCAGTGCTATTCTGTCAAAGGAGAAGCTGATGGCGAAGCTCAGTTCAAAGTCGCGTCGAAATCTACCGACCAAAGACTTTGCCGGCCCAGACCGCTCTTTTCCTATTTTTGACGAGAATCACGCCCGGAATGCTCTTTCCAGAGTTGCCAACAAACCGGAGGCAGAGAAGGAAAGAGTTCGAGCAGCGGTTCATCGTAAATTTCCATCAATAGGTGAAGGTGGCAAACCATCCAAGCGTACTCCACGTCGTCGCACTCGATCGCGGGCTTAGAAAGAACGAATGGCAAATTTAACTTTCATCGGAGCAGCCCGCAAGTCTCAGAAGCAGGAGTCGATTGATCCGCGTGCTCGTCACTTGCAGGAGTGGGTGGAAGCGTCGGACTCTGCGCGCAACCGTGCTTTGGGAGAGAACTTCGCTAAAGAGGCTGAAGATCTATACAACCTTCAAGATGCGATGACCCCCGGCCCAGTTTACAGGCCTTCTCTTTCGATCCCGATGCTCCAACGGATCATGCTCGAAGAGGCCAATCAGGTCTCAGATCTCTCCCCCAAGATGTACATCTTTCCCTCGGCTGGTTCCGGCGATCCTTCCTACGCCGGGGCACAGCAGGCTGATTCCGCTCTTGCGTCAACCTCTGCTCGCGATCTGGCCCGAGAAGTCTCCCTCCAGGCCCAATGGCAAATCAGCAAAATGAATCTTCATCTTCTTATGGCCGGGCTGACCGCGCGGTATTGCGGCGCGGGGTGGATCGTAGCTGGATTTGATCCCGATCTCAGTCGCGCCCGAGGTGGTATGTGGGCTCGGTCGATCGATCCCCGGCTGGTATTCTTTGATCCAGGCACAGACTACACGTGGAACCCCTCTTATGCTGGATGGGGCACATGGATGAATCTTGAAGACGTTCGTCTGCGCTGGCCCGAAACATCTCGGGCGATTAAGCCGCGGCACACATCAGGCGGGTTCCAGCCATTCTCCGGCGACTCAGGTTACGGCATCAGTCAGCCTTCCGGCCCAATGTCCTCCATGCCCGGCCTCTCCGGTCAGAACGCCCGCACACAGACTTCCGAATGGCGCGTTTTAGTTCGTCATTGCTTCTGCCGCGATTACACTCGTGAAACAGTCGAGAAAGAAGACATACCGGCAACGTCGCTGATTGATCCGGAAGTCAGGCTCAAATACCCTAATGGCCGTTGGCTAGTCGAGTGCGAAGGTGTGATCCTCCAGGATGGAGATAACCCCTATCCGCGCCGTCGCGATATATCGGCCCCTCGGTTCCCTCTTTTCCCCAATTACGTCCTCCCGCCGTTGTTTGGCCCGTGGGGCATCCCTGTCACACGTATGACCGAGAACATGCAGCGCCTGGCCCAAAGATTCTACAGTCAGATTTTTGAGAATGGCTTACGCATGAATAACGCGCTGTGGGTGATCGACGAGAATACGGGAATTGACATCGACGGCTTCGGAGGGCTCCCCGGTGAGGTAGTAATGATTAAGCCAGGCAGTCGTCCACCTCAGCCGATTACTCCCACTGGCGCATCTGCCGCGCAGCTTGCTGCGCCTGAGAAACTCCTCTCTCTTCAAAATGACGTGCTGGGATTTTCGGCTTCGCGACAGGGAAACCCCGGCGCCGGAAACGTCTCGACTGATTTGTTCGACTCAGCGGTGCTTCAGTCTTCCGGATTGCTTCAATTGGCCGGCCGGTTTTTATCGGAGACAGCTCAATCAGTCGGCGAGTTTTTCTTCGACAGCATGTGTAAATACCAGCAAAAAACTACGTTGCCCTATCGCGGGCCGGAAGGTATTACTCTTGCCGCGTGGAATGGTCAGATCGACCCTTCGACTTACGACCTCGCCTTAGACGACGCTTCCGTCCGTCCACTTAGTGAAGCGATTGTTCGCAAAATTACGCCGGATTTAATGAAGGCGGGAGTAGTCGGGCCGGAGCGCGGACTGCGGACTCTGGGTTATCCAGATCCCGAGGGAATTGCCAAGGAGCAAGAGACCAGTCAAGCGCTTGCGGCTCTGGCCAAAGTTAAAAGCGGACGTAAGTGAACGATCAAAGGAGAACGATGGAAAAGAGCACGCCTGTCGCACTAGTAGAAGATCGCGCCACCTCTTCTCGATCCATCCCTTCTTGTTCCTGGCGCGCGCATTGGCTGACCGCACAGGAATTTTCCCGCGTAATGGGTCGTCCGCCGGCGACTATCTACCGGTGGATGCGAGAAGGCACTCTGGCAGAATTTGGGATTCCAATCTATCAATTTCGTCAAGGCGGGTTGCATTCAGGTAGGATTTTTATACAAAACGTCTTCTGAAACCAGGCATTCCTAAGAATCAGTGTTATCGCACTTTCCCCACTTCCCCTCATTCCTGCGCTATCCTTCCATTAATCGCACTCTTTCCGGCCTTACGGTCGGGGTACGTGCGGAAGGAGAAATATCATGGCAAAATCCAAGCGTGTTGAGAAGCGCGTCCCCAAGAAGCGCAAGTAGTTAGTCCGGAAGGGCTTGCCCTCCCGAGCTGACCTTTGCTCATCTTTTCCGTCAGGCATTCACTTCTCGAAAGGAGCCTTAGTCCACATGGCCGGAACCCCTAGTACCACCCACCGCGTCGTCAAGGACTTTGGCCAACCCCGGAAGTTTCTGCGTGACATGCGTGCCAAGGCCGCTAAGAACTCTGGCAGTCGCAAGAGTTCCCCTCGGACCTAGCTCATCCCGGAGACGG